AAGGAACTACAGAAGCATCTATTACTCAAAGCTCTTTAATTACAGAAATTATCTATTATCAGCACGACCAAACTAAACGCAAGGTTTTAGAGCGTTTAATTAACTTATGTCGTATAGCTTGGAAAAAAGGTAAAAGAGGTCAATATGTTTTAGGTCAAATGGCACAAGAAATACTTGATGTTCCAGCAGATACTATCAATAGTGCTGATTATGAGGTATTTATGTCTGATAATGGCAAAGAAGAACGCCTAATGAATGAATTTAGACAAATTGCTGCCGGAGAACATGCTCGTGGCACTGTCTCTTTACAGCAGCTTGTAAAATTGTTTACAATAGACAGTTTAGCTGAAATGGAGCGTTCTTTAGAAAAATTTGGTGATTTAGCTGAAAAGAAAGCTTCAGATAACTTTCAGATGCAACAACAGGCTCAAGCTGAACTTCAAAAAGCAGATCAGGACTTTAAGCTTATGGTAGAAAAGATGAAGACAGACATGGATGCTGCTAGACTTGAGCTTGAAAAGCAAAGATTTCAATTTGAAACTCAGAAGTTTGGTCAAGAAATTTCTATTAAAGATAAGGAAATTAACAGCGATGCTTATCTTAAAGAAATGGATATTAGAATGGACAATCAGGTAGAAATGGCTTATTTAAATAGTGAAAATACTCACGCTTTAATGGAATATGATGCTGTCCAAACCCAAAATATGATGGAAGCTCAAAAAGATGCTAATGATAAAAATGATTCTTTTGGAGGAGCTAAAAATATATCTACGAGCAATAAAGGCACAAATATTAAAAAACGGGCTAAAAATTAATATTAATAAAAATTGTTTATTTTTACCATATTACGTTATTTTTGTAAAACTTGAATAAAATGAACAAGTTCATAGACATGAATAAGGTCGAGCGTGTAGAAACGCCATATGGTAATGGATATTACTATGGAGGCCGATTGTATTCCGATAAAGATTGGGATAAATTTAAAATGTCATTTGAAAATGGTGGAACTACTAGTGATCCTCCACTTAAACCTGGAATGCCGGGTTATAAAATGGATAAAACTGGTATAGTTTATGGTCGTCCTGATCCTATTAAAAAGAAAAAATCTTCTTTAAAAGAGGAAGAAGCTTTAGATGAAACAACTCCTGATTCAATGAATGATGAGGAAGGTTCTGATCCGTATTTAGAAATGATATCTAAAAAACCTGGAACTACAAGTGAGTCAGTTCCAACTGTAGATGTCACTTCTCCTCAAATGAGAGCTCAAATTAATGCAGGTACAACTGATGAATCTTCTCCTCAAGCTAAAGCATTAGTAGAACAACAGATTAAAGCAGCAGAATCATTTTTAATGAATAGAAAAGATGTTTCAGGAAATATTCCTTCTTCATCTTACAATAAACCTGCTGCTACTGCTGTTGCTAATCCTATAGTTTCTAATACTAATGCTCCTGCTGTTAAAAAATCGCAACCTTCAAATACTTCAAGAGCTGAAGTTGATTATTATGATGAAAATGAACAAAAGCCTTATGGTGCAGGTGATTTAATGCCTATTGTTAAAAAAGCTAACACTAATAATCAAAATTTAAGTTTACGTCCAGGTATAGAAGATGTTGGATTTGGATATGGAGTATTAGCTAAAAAAGCAGCAGATACTTCTAATAAAGTAGCAAATAATACAAATATTACACCTCCAATATCTAAAAATACTACTGTTGCTAATAATAATAAATCAGTATCTCCTAAAGTAGATGGACAAGGAAAATTCTTGAAATGGAATGAAGGCAACAAAGAATATGCTATTGTTGATGCAAATGGAACTATATTAGGATATCAAAATTCTACAAATGCTACAATAGATGAACTAAAACAAATGTACCCTCCTTATCAAGGAGAAAAACTTGATAAAAGAGGATATTTAGATGATTTGTTTGCAGCAGATGGCTATACTCCTAATAGAATGATAAAAAAATCCGTTTATGATTATTCACCTAAAAGTGGATTAATAAAAGCTTTAAAAGAAAAGAAATAAAAAGTTTTGTATTCAAAAAAGTAATCAATAAATACAGATATGTCAGAGCAATTAGAAACACAAGAAAGTGCTGTAGATTCAGCAGTTAATTTAGACATGCTTGCTGCTCCAGAAGGATCGGCTGAAGCAGATATTGCACAAATGGTGGCTAATCTTCCTAATTTGGATGAGACTATTACTACACAACAAGCTCCACCAAATGTAACTAACACCAATATTAATCCAGAAAATAATGTAAGCAACAATCAAAATGCTTCATTATCTTATCTTGAAAAGGTAAAAAAACGTTATGATGAATTTGGATATGAAGTTCCAAACAATCTTAATGAAAACAATGCTGTTGATTACCTTGATGCTCTTTATGAAGAAGTAAGAAAAGAGCAAACTGGTTCAATTAACCTTCATCCGGAAGTAGAAAAATTTCAAAAAGCTATTGAATCAGGTATTAAACCTGAAGATTTCTACAAGACAATGAAAGGTTATGCTGAAATTGAAGAAATGCAATCGTATGATATTGTAAAAACTTCATTAAAGCAAAATTTTGGAAAAAGTGAAAGCCGTCCTAACGGATGGGATGATGATAAAATTGAATCTACGATTAAAAAAATGGATCAATCAGGTCTTCTTGACATTGAAGCCGAAAAAATCCGTACTGAATACCAAGAGCGTAAACTAAGAGCAGCTGATGAAATGATTAAACAAAAGAACTTTGAAAGACAACAACATTATGTTGAAATGGCTAAAGTTCGTGATGAATCAATTAAAAGTGCACTTGGTTATTTTAACAATTTGGAAAATATCAACGGACTTCCGATCTCGCAAAGCGAAAAGTCGGAGTTTGCTGAACAATTTCGATATCTTGTAACGCCAAATGAACAAAAAGGATTGTCACCACTTCTTGAGATGTTGCAAAGCGACGAAACTCTTGTAAAGGTTGCATACTTTCTATCAAAAGGTGATGCAAAAATTAGAGAACAAATAACACGTTCAAAAGAGTTTGCTAAAAATGACTTTTTGAACAAGCTTGATCCAGAGCCAAAGATTCCACAGAGCAGAGGAGGGTTTCCTTCTACAGAAATTGATTTTGATGCATTGGCAGCTCCTTCACAATTTTAAACTTAATTATTAAACAAAATGAAAATCATTGGTACTGGCACATATGATGCTAACAAGACCACGATGACAAATTCTTTGGCGGCAGCTTTGCTTACTCGTCCTGAGATTTCAATGAACGTAGTAAACCTTTTTGAAAGTAACTTTTCTGCGTTTTCATCATATTTGGCACGTCGTGGAATGACAAAAAAAGGAATTACTCCTGATTTTAATTCCGAAAACTTTAAAGTTATTGGTAATCGTAAGTTTATGTGGGCACTTCGTGGTTACCCTTTCCGTAAAGGAACAATCACTACCACTGTAGCTAACACACCAGTTTCTACATTGAACAATGCGGTGTTTACGCTTGAGTTGAACACTAACTATTTCTCTCCAAATGACGTTCTTGAATTGAAAGATCGTCGTACTCTGATTCAAATTATGAATGAGTACCCTGTTGAGATTAATACTGGTGTATGGGCTTATAAGGCTAAACATGTAAGTAACTCAACTGGATCTTTTATCAATCAGTCTTTGCTTGATGCTGGATCTGAAGTTGGTTTTAGCTACACTGCGTTCCCTGAATTGTCTGAAACAGGTTACGAAAAGAATACATTCCCTGAATGGCATACAAACTATATGACTATTCAGCGTATGCAATATTCTATTTCCGGATCTGCTCAGAATACAGTTCTTTGGGTTGAACACAACGGTCAGCGTTTGTGGTTCAAGCAGCAAGAGCTTGAAATGATGCGTCGTTGGGCTTATGCTCGTGAGAACCAGCTTCTTTACGGTAAAGCAACTATTGATGCTAATGAAAACGTGTATATGCGTGACTTGAATGGTCGTGAAATCGTACAGGGTGATGGTATCATTGCTCAGGGAGACGGTTCATTGAAATACCAGTACAATACACTTAATGTTCGCACTTTAGAAAACGTAATGCAAAATCTTCAGTTGATGAGCACTACAGGAGAAGGTGTAAACGAAGTATTTGTAATGGGTGGTCAAGCTTTCGTATGGAACTTTATGCGTTTGATGCGTGATGTATTCAAATACAACCCACTTCCTTTATTCGTATCTGCTGAAGAGCAAAAGCAAGGTGTTAAAGTTGCATTTAACGCTTACGAAATGGGTGGTGTTCGTTTGGTTGTAGCTTGGAATGCTGCTTTCGATGCTGCATGGCGTCCACAAGATCGTGACATTTATGGTGTATCTAAGGAATCGAAGCGTGGTATCTTCGTAAACCTTGGTTCTACTATCGGTGGCGATCCAATGGTTGAGCTTATTGCACTTGGTAACGGAAATGAAGATCGTCGCTTCGTTAAGAAGATTATTGATGGTATGTCTTCACCTGATGGAAACAAGCGTGCAACTGCTTCTAACTCAATGGACGGATATCAGGTTCAGATCTTGTCTGAGACTGGTGTTTGTATGAAGAACCCATTCGGTGTGGCAGAACTTTATGTTCCTTAATAATTAAACAGTAACAGATAATTTTATGTCTAAAGAGATTCAAGATGTTTTAGATAAACGCACAGGTATTGTGCGTCTAATTGGTACTGATCAGAAGTATCATACCTCACCAGTATATATTACGCCAAAGTTTGAGGAGGTTACAAAAACCTTTACTATTAATGGCAAACAATATAAAGGCAAGGTTGTAGAAGAAAACGGAGAGAAATTGGTTGTAGCCGAAAACACCCCTATCAGAATTTCTGATTTTGAAAGTTTTCGTTTTGCTCATCTTCAAAGTTTTGACATGGAGTCTGATGAACAGCGTTTTCTTTTGGAAATTGCTTTGTCAGATGAAATGGTTGCTCCAAACAAAGAAGCTGTAAATCCAGGCATTCATCGTTATTACGTTGAAGACAAGGAAAAAGAAGCAGCTTCAAAAGTTGGCAAGAATCAGCGTATTTTTGCTGCTATGGATAAATTGCGTAGCATGAGCCTTGAAGAAATGCAAGATTACGGGCGTTTGTTGCAGATTTATACTAAAGATATGTCTCGAACTCAGCTTGAGGCTTCTTTATATGATTTAGCAATGAATAAACCAGGGGATATTCTCAATGTTTCCGAAGATCGAAATGCTAAACATAAAATCTTCCTTCGTAAACTTGTTCAGGCAGGTATTCTTCGTATTGTTAATGGCAAATACATGAACGGAAACGAACTTGTAGGAGCTAATGAAGATTTCGCTATTGAATTTATGCGAGATAATTCAAACAATTCGTTGATTACCCAATGGAACAAAATGCTTAAAAATGGAGAACCTGCTCCAGAAAAAAAGACTAGTAAATCAACATCTGAAGATTAATAAACCATGATCGTAACTGCTACAGATATGTATAATGCCCTCCTTGACAATTTGAACAAGGACAATACGGGTACTGTATATCCTGAAGAGTTCGAGGTGTTAATTAATCAATGTCAGATAGAATATATTACTAATAAATACGAAGCGGCACAAATAACACAAAAACGTATAGATGATCTTAGAGAGATTACTATTCTTGATGAGATTATTTTTAATACGGGAGCACCTGTAGCGGGGCAGGAGATATTCCTGCTCCCTTACAATCCAAATGCTCCGGTTATTACGCCTAAAAACCCATCAGGCACAAACAATGGTTACATGTTTATGCTAAGGGCTTCTTTTCGTATTCAATATGTTAATAATATATGTGGTTATACTGGTATTTCTGAGCCTCTAAAAGCCAAGGTTATGACCTCGGACAGAAGAGATGAAATAACAAGGGATCCGTTTAACAGGCC